CTGACGAATCGTCACTGCTGATTTCGGCCTCAGGTAATTTTGCGACTGTGCTGATTGTTGCTGGCACACTAGCATTTCCTGACGTAATACCTTTAGAAAAATTCGGTGGTGGCGGTCTTGGTGGTGGTGCCACAGGCACTGGAACTATCGGGCTTAATCTAGGATAGACTCTATAAATGCCTTTTGTTGGTTTAAATGGGCCCATTGTTGCCCAGACTTCACCAGGCGCAAATCTACTATGGTCCCATAGTGACCAATTGTTATTGAACAGCTCACTGTACAACTCACCCCAATGACCGGAATGCGAACTGTAATTAAAATTTTGCAATTTAATTCTAGCACCTTTAACGCAGTGTTGTCGGACATTTTTCAATATGTTTGCTTGATTTCTCTGAAGGTGTTCGGGATCACATGAAAAACCAACATCACCAATTATAAAATTGAATCTTTCTTTCGACACACACTTTGGGCAATGTAAATTTAACCCTTCGATGAACTTTTGATTCTTTATTTTATGTATGACCATATTAGTGTTGTTGTAGTCTTTAATCCCGTGCGTAATTGTGGCTCTTCTCAAATAACCTGTACAATACTTATCCTTCAACCAATGTTCTCTGTCGTTCATTGGGTACGCAGCTCCATTCAATACTTTCCCATGAATTCCTTTGGTCATCAGTTTTGTCTTCTCGGTGTTCTTCATTGTTTCGTCACGCAAATATTTGCCGTCCGAATCTAAATCACATTCTCGGGTGCAAACACTTCCCTTACCGTACATGGTGTGAGGCATGCCATGCTCGCACACATCTTTCGAAGTCAATTCAATTACTGCGTGCATCATACCAGCGGATGTTTTGGTGAATTTAATGGGCAATTTGTTGACGTCGATGCCTCTTGTCTGTGCGAAAGCAACACATTGCGCCTTCGTGGAATAGGGCGCGAGTACAGGTGTGATGTCTTCACCAACGAGTACTTTCCAGCAATGATGAAAGCAATATCCATCGTTTGTCGATTCTATGACAAAATCTTTAACGGTCCTCCATTCCATTATGTCATTTAACTTCTTCCTTGCTGTAACTGTCCTCATTTCTTCCGTAACGACACGTCCAGTGCCTACTGCACGCCTATAGATCTCAGCCTCTTTGCTATCGCCGTGTACCGCTTTTGCAAAACCTCTTAAACCGTTATGTGTTAGCTCGTTGGTCGTATTTGTTTCAATTACGCTCGAATCCCACAACAGTTTGACCTTTTCCCAAAGTGACACATCGTCTTTCTTCTGCATCAATTTCACCATTTGGGCGATCCCACCAGTGTGCTGTCTAACAACTAGCGACTGTATGAAAATGCTGGCAACTAAATCACCAAAAGCCTGCGGTTCCATATGATATTGAACTTGAATTTGGGTAGAGCCAATAGTTATTGCGTGCATCATGGATTGCAAAATTATCCCAGGTTGTTGTCTTTGGACGTCATTATCTCGTCTATTCACCATGTGTGTCAACACTGCTTCATGCATTCTATCTG